ACATTTTTCCAATTCAGATGATACTGAATTTAACAAAATTTGTTTGGGCTGTACTTTCATGTTTATTATTTCATAAGAGTGAGTTGACTGACTGCGTTTGCCTATGCTTTGACGGCAATAGATATCAGCTGTTAATGTTTGTTTTCTACGGTCTAGATTCAAAATAGTGTTGGCCAGTGTCAGTTGATTAAATTTGTCTGCCACACACCAGCTCACAGCATTGCGCTTGCTGTCAAAACAGTGTATGTCATCTGACCAAGTGCTAACCATGTATCCGTAAAGGTGTTGTGCCACACGATACTTGCCAAAAACAATATAGCTGCCATCGTTTTCTTTTACAATCATGTTGTCAAGATTTCTCTTGAATTCACGTTCGGCAAAACGTTCTAGCTTTTGTTCTCTAGTCATAGAGTTTTGACATACTGCGTTATCAACCAACCGCATACTCCAAGCAACACTCCAATGATACCTATACCCCAGTTGATCAGTTGACTGTTGCGATTTTCTGACATTTTATGCACTAATCTATGAGTGTTCTCAGCCATGATTTTGAGATCATTGATATCTGACTTGACGTCAGTAAATTGCAGTTCTAATGCTTTGTATCTTTCCGCACACAATTCCACATGTGCTTCAAGACTTTTCTTTTCGATGTCGGTGGTATCAGCCATTTTGTTGTTCCAGTGTATTATTTAGTAGCACAAACCAAATGTTCTGATCAGGGCCGTGAGTAGAAATACTACGTTCAACTCCTGCTGTTTCAGTGAGCCCTGTCAGCATTGGCACACCGTCACAATCTTGCAGCAGGCCTGCCAGTGGATCAGGATTGTTGCCCACCAAGTAAACTCCTTCAGATTCTATGGCAAATTCAAATTCCCAGGTGCCTGATCGATGAACAGGCAACACCAGGTCTATGGGTTGTGCTTTGAGTCCCAGTATTTGCAACAAAGTTTCCCAGTTGCGCTGTTGATTTCTACTGCGATTCCAGTCAGCAAGATCTATTACCGGTTGTCCCGACTTGTCTTCAAACGGAATCATACTAGTGCGGAAGCTGCCTGTAACGCCTGTGTAACTGCAATCAAAAAGTGTTCGGCACTGTATTCTCATTAGACAGATATTTAAGGCCAAAAAGAAGCCCTGGATTTTTTACGTCCAGGGCTGCGGTGGTCAACTGAACCGGGCTATTATGCCAAGTTAGTGAAGCTGGCTGTGCTAGAAACGTTGGCTGTTGGGATACCAATGTTCAAGCCGCCTGTGGCGTTGGCTGTTTGAGCAGCGGCAACCAAAGTAGCTGTGGTATAAGCGCCGCTTGGATAGATAGCCAAGCTGATTGTACCAGCTGTTGCACCAGCTTGATAAATTGCGATTGTACCAAGTTGTTGAACTGCTGTCAACACATTGTTCAAGTAACCGTTCACGTTACCAGCATTGGTAAGTGCAGCGTTGGCTGTCAATGTGAAGAAGTCAAGTTTTGGACCTTGGATCTGAACTGGGCCTTGTGCTGCCACGTTGGCTGTTCCAGCGATACTGCCGTTTCCTACATCCAGTGCAAATACTGGTTGTGTGGTACCATTTGTTTTTGTAAATACTGCCATGATAAATTTCCTTTAAGTTAGTGGGACACATGGTCCCTGCACTTATTTAGTCTTTTGGTAAAAATTACGTCTGTTGCGGGTTATTTCTAGCTCGATTTTGAGCAGCAAATGCAGTGGGATCAAATCTACTTACCAGTTTGCTGTAGCCTGCAGGTGTGGCCATGACCCAGCCTTCGCCGCCGGGATTGGCAACGTCTGCTTGATTCTTTAGATGCATCTTGAGTGCATGCAGTAGTTCAAATGCATAAAACGCAGCACCCAGGGCTTCGATATTGCTGCTGGGACTGTTTAGATATTCCACAATGTTGTTGAATTTTCTAGGAGTCACCCGAGTTTTTAACCAATTGCCAAACTCCACTACCAACTGATTGGCTGGTTCTAGCGGTGCTCCTACCTTGGTGTTGATAAAGTCCACTGCCAGCTTGAACAAGTCCGTGATTTGTGCTGCTCGAAGCTCGGCTGGATTAAACAGAGTTTTCATACTAGATCCGTAAGTGCTGACAATTTGATTGAGTTGTTTTACAATCCCGGCATCTAGTTCTAGTGTGTTGGGAGTAGCAGGGCGTTCCAACAACAGTCCCGGGACTTCATTGAATACCACCCCTTTCAAGGGCTGGCGTGAATCACCCACATCAGCATACATGCTATGAACAGCAACACCTATGTTGCTGTTGCCAATGCGCTGACCCATGGAGCTTTTGACAGGGATACGATATTCAATGGTGTTGGGCTCGAACACATAGTTGCCAGCTACCACAGGAGGACGTTGCATATACAGCAAGTCTCCTTTGACATAACCGCGGAAGTTTTTGGGCAGTGCAGCTTCTAGTACCGGAAACAGTGTTGCGTAGATGTTGATCAAGTCAGTTCTGTTGCCAGATCGATTGTTTTGTATGTCAGCCATCATTTGTGGGCTTGTGGCAAGGCCATCGTAGCCCTTGGCTTCAAATCCTGAACCGTCTGTGAGCACAAACTCACCTGTGGCAGGTTTGCGGCCAAATATCACAGCAGGTTTGCCGTCCCACTTGGCAGTGGTAGTAGTTGTTGGAGATTCAGCAGCATGTTGGGCTATCTCCAGAGCTTTGATAATGCCAGCTACACCTTCTCTAAAAACATAATCTTCCAGGTGCTCAATGCCTTTGGCACGACCGCCCACGCCTGGTGCAGCAGCTTCTGCAATCATGTTGTTTTCTACTAGAGCAACATAGCCACGATTCACAATGCGGTCACGCAGGCGTCCCAGAAATCCTACATCATCTTCAGCAACTGATGCTGCCGGTTCTTTGAGGTTATCTCTAGCAAGATATTGACGGAAGTCTTCCAGCTTGGCATCACGCTTGGGATCACGAGCCAGAGCAGCGTAAATAGCTTCAACATTTTTTAAGTTGTCTCGGGTGTTACCTTTGCCCAGTAGAATTTCCGCAGCGTAGTCAGGGTCTAGTCCACCCTGGATCAACTGGTCTGTTACTCTACTAGACACACCTTTGGCAGATGCTTTGAGACCCAGACTCTTGGCAATTGAACTCATGAGTATGTTACGATACAAGCCTTTGTATTCAGAATCAACGCCGCCGGACAAAAAGAATGCTCCCCATTCAACATTGGGCATGAACATGAAATCTGTTTGCACAAAACCATTGTTGGCATTGCCAAGTATGGGTGTTTTGAAATGCACAGCTTCGCCGCTCATACGCACGAAATCTCTTGGATCCTGACCCTGACTTGTGACAAATTGATCTAGTTTGACTTTTAGTTCGGCCTTGGATATCTCGTTGGTATCAACTGCTAGATCCAGGTCTCCTGACGACGGTTTTTTGCCAGTGCTGCCTAACCACTTCACAGGATAACCTGTGGCAGGATCTTCTGTGCTGGTCAAGTCCAGGCCTGTTACTGTTTCTAGATATTGCACAGTTCCGGGTATGTCTGCTTGATCAATGCGCTGCGTGAGTGGCAGGCCCATTTTGTCTTTGAATACATTGCCGCCTTCGATTAGATTCATTTGATCCCGCCTACCAATGCTGCCAAGGCAGGAGTTATTTTGTTGCCGTTGGCTTTGACATAATTCTTCAAGGCAACAATGGTTTGGTCCGACATTCCAATCTTATCCGCCAGCTGCTGTGCTTCTGCCGGCAGCAGTCCAGGACGAGCACCTTGCCCACCGCCGCCGGCACTGAACTCCAGTTCGCTTTTGGCACCTGCAATTGCCTGTGCTACAACAGTCCATAGTGCTGACTCCTTGGCAGGGTCTGGTTTAACTGCTGTTTGTTCTTGTGCTATGATAGCAGCAATTTGATCGTCAATGGTGTCTTTCAACTCGGCAGCGTATTGTTTACCCTGTCCGTCGCGTGCCTCTGCACTGATTAGATTGGGCAAAGATTCATACGGCTTACCAATCAGGCTTGACACCATGTTTCCCAGCACCTTTTGCAATTCAGCTGTGGGCAACTCACTTGGTTTCGTTGCCATTTGACCAGCTGGGGTTTTCATGGTTTGCATCAGTTCGCTGACAGTTTGTTTCCATTCTTTTTGTGCAGCAGTTGCTAGACCTTTGACCAGCGGATTATTTGCAGCAGTGGCTGCGTCTTGGGCGCCAGATATGGTGGCTTTTTGTCGGCCGCCAGTGGCTGGAGTTATACCTTGTGAAGCCATGGCTTTGTTGGCCAATTGTGATGCTACGCCGCCCAGTGCTGCACCAAGAACTCCTTCTTTGACAGGACGTTTGCGTGTTAATTCATGAATCTGCATGGGTTCTCCTTACTGAACGCGAGAACTTGCCTGCGTCTTTGGTGCGAATGGCATTGAGTAATTTTCTTGTGAGATTTTCGGCTGCTTCGGCATCATACTCGGCTTCAATTTGTTCTACTAGTCGTATGGCATTAGCAATCACGTTTGTAGCACGATTTTCAATCAGCAAGCGCTGATCACGTTCTACATACAGTGATTCCAATTCTTCTAGAATACTTCGAGTTTTTTTCTGCATCTCTGTGGACCTTTGGATTATTTAGCTATTTCTGGGTCTGAATAAATATCTATAACAAGGACTATCAAATGAGCAGCCAAATCAACCCAAACAATGTCGACGGCAACTATCCAGTGGCCGGAGTGCCCAACAACACCCAGGGCTTTAGAGACAACTTTACCAATATCAAAACAAATTTTCAATATGCAGAAAGCGAAATAGACGACTTACAAAGCAAGGTTGTGTTGAAGGCTGCACTGTCAGGCACCACCTTGAACAACAACATGGCAGACAACTTGATCTACGCTGTGAAACTACAGGATGTGAGTTATACATATGTTCCAAACACAGCAACATCAGGGTCTATCACACTGGACTACAGCGCTGGACAATATCAATTTATTTCCACAACAGGCTCTGTTAGTTTAAATTTCAACAATTTTCCAGCCAGCGGAACATCAGGTGTGCTGCGAGTCATTGTGAATATTACCAACACAGCATACACCCTAACACTGCCAGCTGCTGTGAGTCTAGGCACCACCGGCATTCAAGGATACTCTGCAAATGTGATTACTTTTGCAGCAACTGGGACTTATCAATTTGATTTCTACACAGTTGATTCTGGAACTACCATAACCATCTTTGATCTGAATCGTGCTCTCACTGCGTATACCAACCCATTTGGGTATGTTGCTGGAGGTGGTGGCACTGTGACTCAGGCCACTAACAAAGCCACCGGTGTTACACTAAACAAACCCAGTGGTCAAATTACTATGCAAAACACCAACTTGGCTGCTGCTACCATAGTGAGTTTTGTATTGACCAACAGCATCATTGGTGCAAATGACTTGTTGTTGTTGCAACACCAAAGCGGTGGCACACTGGGTTCATACACTCTCAATGCTGCATGTGCAGCCGGTAGTGCTACTATCTATGTTAGAAACAACACCGCTGGTACACTAGGCGAAGCACTAGTGCTTCGCTACGCTGTGATCAAAGGCGCTGTGGCTTAATTACAAATAGCGGCGATAAAATTCAGCAACTTCAGGAAAAGTTTTTTTCCAATCTTGTCCTCGAATTTTATCAAATTTTTCTGTTTGTTGTATAAACTCCATGATAGTGTTTGGATTTTCTTGCCAGTTAGATCCAATAGCACTGATCATTGGAGTTAAAGACAATGCATCAACATACTCCTGCGTGATGTTTCTTACATTCAAATAACGATGAAAAGCCAGCTGAGTAGAGTGATCAGTTTGATCACCTTCTCGATTCGTAGCAAAGTTTTTTTTAACCCAATCCCCCACTTCATTAAAGTAGTGCATGTTTAGACAGCTTGTACACTCTTGCACAAAAAACATCACATTACTCGGTAAAGTTTCTCGCAAGGTCAATATGTTGTCCACTGTTTGGTTCCAACTTGCAGGCCAGCGCAAATACTCAAAACGATCGCCAATGCCATCAATACTGACCATCAATTTGACTAACTTAAATTTTTCTATTAGATCAAACCATTTGGGATCAATCGGCTGGGTGCCGTTGGTTTGGAATCCTAATTCAAGATTGTTTTTTGCATCAGGAATTAATTCTGCCAACAGCTCTGCGGTTTGCCAATAGGTGTTCCCCATCAAAGTTTCCCCACCACAAAATTGTATCATGCCTACGTTTTCAAGATTTAAGTTTTCAAGAATGTTTTTTATTTTGTCAACATTGTTGTGGTTGCTTTGATAGTCTGGCGCAGGCAAATTGTTATCTCTAAGGTGCTTGGTCCAAAATGTACTAGATCTTGAATCACAAGTTCGACAGGCAAGATTACAACTGCGATCAAACAAAAGATCGATTCGCTTGGGTCCGGTTAAATTTTTTCCGTTGCCAAACTTTTCAATCATCGATTTTCTAAAACTTTTTACCCCAACTTTTTCCAAATTTTCGCATTGCCAACAACCATCAAGCCAGATATTGTTGTTGTTGGTTTCTCGGTATTTTTCTAAGATTGGTGCTTGCCAGTTCACTAGATTTGACTCAACTACCGTCAGCGGCTTAGTGCTAAGACAACACTGATTGTATCCTAAGTTAGAATCATTTTCTTTTAGGTTAACATTTAGGCCACCATGAATCATTGGGCAAAAAATATTGGTCATTGTGTTTTAATCTGTCCCAGCAGTTGTTTCAGCTTGGCGCTTTGAACGTCACTAATGACCTTGGTAACATCACCGTGCTTGACCGTGGGCTTGTCCCAGACATGTGTGCCTCCTGCAGGTGGCGCCCAAGCAGCATCGGAGCTTGCAGCAACCTGGCTCTTGGCCTTGATACTGTCCATGATTGAACTTTGCGGTTTGTTATAACCGTTTTCGTCCCCGCCTTCGTCAGTAATACGCATGGTTTCAATGTTATACTCCAAATCAATTTTTTGACCAACGCCGGTCGAGCTTCGAGATTTCATACACTGGATCTGATACCTGCCACGCTCTTTCATGGCACGACTTGTAAAGATACCAAACACATTGTCTGCTGTGTTAATTTTACTGATACCACCTGAAATATGGCTGTGGTCAAATTCAATTTCTTCCACAGCACTTCGATTCAACTGACTGGCAGTTACCATTAGTATACCTAATTCTTTGGCCAAGTTACGCAGTTCTTCACTCACATACTTGTCTTTCACAAACAAGTCGTTGGGACTGACCTTGGCAGAGACTGGCATGACCAAATCCAGATAGTCTACCATGATAAAGTCCACCTTAATACCTGTTTGGATCTGCACTTCTTTAAGATAAGCACGAATGTCATTTACATTGCTTTGTGCTGGCAAACCCTTGACCCGATATTGTCCAGACTTCTTTTGAATCATCTTGACCTTGAGTGCAGTGGTCTCAATGTCCTTGCGAATCTCCTTGGTGCTCATGCTGGTCAGCATTGCGTCACTTCGCAAACTGGTCAACTCTTCACTCAGTTCCAGTGTAATATACACACCGCTTAGGCCCTGTTGCAACCAGTTTAGTGCAATGTTCATCATCACAAGACTTTTGCCTGAGCCTGATCCACCTGCAAAAATGTTCAATTCTCCACGACTGAATCCACCATATAGCAGTCGATCCATTTGTGGCCAACCTGTGCTAACTTGTCCGCCAGCATTGAAGTATTTGTTGATACGAGCACTCGGATCATCAAAATAGTCTGTGCCCATGTCCTTGGTCAGACTGATCTGCACAGCGTCCTTGATCAGTTTTTCCACAGGATCATAGTCGCCCTTTTCCAGCAAGTCTGCTGCTTTTAGAATAGCACGTTCCAGTTCCTGTCGCTTGGTAAAGTTTTCAAATTCTTCCATGAACCAGGCATGATGTCCTTCATTGAATTCATCCAGATGCTGAAGTTTGATTCCTGTGGTTGCAGCAATTTGCGCAGCAGTGGGCAAGGTGCCGTGATCCGCACTGTGTGACTTGATAAATTCAGCCGCAGGTCTTACACTACGATCAAAGTTTTCTGGATTGTAGATGTTCTGTACACGAACATAACTTTCTGCATCCTGAAGTATCATCTCCAGGAACAGTCGTTGTACATCAGTTCCGTAGTCTTTTAACAAGTTGTTTCTTTCTTAATTCAATTTTGATCTTGGATGTTTCTCTAGCTTGCATGATAGTTATCAATGCGCCTAGTCTACCATATTTCTTCACAGCATCATTGACATCTTTGCAATCTTCCCAGGCAGGTATGCTTACTGCCCAGTTCAGTTCCACAGCACGATCTATCAATTCTATGCCAGCCGAGTCCTGGTCGGGCACCACAGTGACTTCCTTGCCCAGGCGCCGTATCAATTTGGCTTGAGCATCACTCACAGTGTTGTGCATGAGTGCTAGGCCGCCAATTGACAGTGCATCAAAGATGCCTTCTGTCACTATCACATGAGTCCAGCTGTTGTGCAACAAGTCTGTACCGAACACATATCCCGGTTGCATGTTGTTTAGATATCGCGGATTATGATTGTCTAGGAATCGAATGGTACTGCCCACAATTTTGTTGTTGTATGTGAACGGAACAATCACTCCTGGTCGTTTGGACTGAGCCTGCACCATGAACGGAAAGTCAGATGGCACACATCTTCTTTGTAAGTATTCCCACTGAACTGCAAAGTCCTCTGTTAAAAATTCTGCACCTGGCGGCAATTCCAATTCTTCAAACTCAATTCCCTGAACTGTAGTGTCAGTTGTTTGTCGATCTTCAAGAATACCGTGTATGCTCCGATGCCTAAGACTTTCAAGATTGGCCAATTCTATTTTGCGTTCTGGCACACCCATCCAGCCCAAGAGCCTGCGAGCCTTATAACTTAGGGTACGGCCAAGGATAAAGCTGGCGGTGTATCCACAATTGAAGCAATGATAGCTCCAACCTTGTTCGTTTGTTTTGATACCACCGCGACTGCGTCGATCTGGTGTATTGCCATTGTGATCACAGCACACCGCATTAAAGCTGATCCAGCCGCTGGGGCTGACTTTTCGCTTGGCGGGTAAGTAATCTAAGATATCCAGCATCTGCTTAGTATAGCAGAATTGTCACACAATATCAACGATATTGAACGTTTTCAATCTTGCCGTTTGAGAAAATTGCAGTGGCAGATGGGCTGCCCAGGAATTGAATTGGCAAGTATCCAGAACCTCCAGCGATCACATTGACCTGACTGATTGTTCCGTTACCCCCGTAGACTGCTTCTACTATAGCGCCGGCACCGTTGCCCAGGATCTGAACATAAGGTGCAGCCACATAGCTATAGCCTGTATTGGTCAGAGACACCCCTGTGACCACACCGTTGACCACTGTAACTGTGCCGCTGGCTCCGTAGCCAATGGAGTTGTTTAGTGCTAGACGCAACAGCGGATGATAACCCACAATGTTAAAATAGTCACTGACTGTGTCGTCAAAGTATTCACGGGCTTCGCTGACATCGTACCAATTTGACTCATAGTTTTCAGCAGCTTGAATCTTGACTGTTCCAGTGTAGTGAACCAGATCAAATTTCACTGTGGTAAATGCAGCACCTGTGGTTTCAATATGACTACTATAAAATTCAGTTTGTTGTATGCTGTTGATTGGTTGCGGGTTCAAAGCCCAGTCTGGATAAGATGTAGGTGCTGCACTCACAAATTGATTCTTGCCGTAGATGTCAGGCACTGTGACTGGCTGGCTGGGTTGGAATTGTGGCAACACAGAGTCCACAATATTGCAGTCTGCACGAGCTTGGCTGTTGGCATCCACATATACAGCTTGTGCATAGTTGCCGGATGTGCGTGTAATACTGTAGCTGGCAGGCTGTGCTTGTATGTTAATGGTGTCAGTGGTGTCTAGCACCACTTTCACACGTCCTGTAGTGGCACTCAACACTTCGCAATTTTTTTGTACCAATAGTTCGTCACCAGTCTGATTGATCACACGGAAAACAAACGTGCTACCTGTGATGTTTACAGGTTTTTGGTCTTGGTTAATGAACTCAAACAAGAGAACATTGTCCACGCCTTTGTTGATGGTTAGGGATTTTGCGTACACTGGATCATACCTTGCTGTGAAGTAGCCACCATCAGTGTTGACCAATAACACTCGAGTAATTTGTTGGTAAAGATAAACGGTGGTGGAATACATTACTCTATTTAGCTGCTAATAAATAACCCTGATGGGCAATAACATATTTGAAAAACTGACGGAAAAATACCCTTTTATTACCTTGTGCGTTTACGCAAATCAAGAGTATGTGGGAGTGGTGCAAAACCGTGATGACATTGTGACAACTATTTACGACTTTGGATCAGTGATAGATCAGTCTGACAAGATGTTATTTTTGGAACTGGCCGGCATATGGTGGTGGGAAAGCAACAGAAGCATTCCTATAAACATTTTCCTGCGCAAAGAATGGGATCAATTTCGCGTTACTTTGAGAACATTTGCCAACAAGGATCTGGAAATCTTGCACGGTCCTATCTGTAGCCTTATGGACATTGCCCGCAAAAAGTCCAAGCGAAAATCAATTACCTTGGTCCGGCGCATTGAGTAAATTCATGTGCAAGGCCACCAAGGCAGCGTAACTAATAGCATGTGCCTTTTTAAAGGTATAGCCCCGACTATCATCCCCGTTCCAGACTTCAGCAAACACATGACCCCAAGGTTGTCCTTGTAGATGAGCTTTGCCCGGCCTAATAATGCTGATAAATGCAGCCATTCTAGGAATTGAATCTGGCTTCATTTCTCGCAGCAGATCTGCATAGTTGCCCACGTGTACCAGTTGACTAGCCCAGGCACGATCTGTCCACAATCGACTCCAGGGCGGGGTAGCTGCCAGCAATGTTTTGTAGTGTTCAGGGCCTTGGATCAGGTTATAAACACTCATGTTCAACAGATCTATCTTGAAATAGCCACGCTGTTCCGCTGACTGGTAATCCAGTGCTGCATGTCCGTTGACCACATCCCGCGGAATGTCTGTGACATAAATGCCCGAGTTGTGCTTGCGTCCAGTGCTTTGCTGTGCAGGCACATGCTGTATCAGTTGCAGCACAACATCTCTGTTGGGCACGTCAATGTCAATGTCTGCGCTCATAGTTGTACCAAAGCAGTCACCATGTCCAGTTGTTCCTGCGCCCGTGCCACTGCGGCTGCTGCATCAGCCACAGCAGGATGTTGTCTGGCCAATTCTTCCAGGCGCTTTTCTTGTTCCATTCGACGACGAACCCACTGAACCGCTTCCTGTGTTGGACCGTCAAGACTTATCTGAGTATGGCTGCCAGACAAGGTCAGCCAGCTGACACCGTCATACACTTCTATATTTTTTAAACTTGTATTGTACCGTAATATTCCAGCACTCTGCGATCCTGGGCTTATATACGGCTGCATAGAGCTGCCGCCTGTGGTTACTAACCCTGTACCGGGTATTATTCCTTGAATCATGTTACCATCCTGCTCGGGTTAAAATTTCTTGTGCATATGCTTGATCTTCGGGACGATCTCTAAAACGTTTTTGCCATGCGTCACTGTCGATGTAACTCCAGATCATGGCCACCTGAGTGGGATCCAGGCCGCTCAAAAACTTCTGGCCTGATTCGCAGTTGTAAATCACCCAGGGACTTACTCGTCCTGATGTAACAGCATAACATGCTGCATTGGTATTGCCGTAACGCAAACAGTCATGTGCAGGATGGCCTGTGTTTTCTTGCCAGGTCATGCTGTATTCAATTGCTCGAGCCAGGGCGTCATCCACTGCTTCCGTCTGTAGATAGTGCAGCAAATATTCTGTGTAGACCTTGTCACTGCACCAGTAGTCGATCTTTTTTCGTGCCTTTAGCAGCCACAGCATGAACTGAGTCGGATTGATTGTGCGGGTGTCCACACAGTAACGTCCAAACTTCACAAAGGCCCGGTAGTAAGCTGACTCAGCAAAGTCTTCATAGGTCTTGTTACCAGACGATCCTTGCATGGTTTCGTAGAATCGCAAATAGGCCTGAAACCCCAGTCTCACCCCAGGTTCGTCCTTTTGCATGGCACGGCGTTTGGACTCGCACACATGCACTGCAATCGAAGTTTCTTTTACAAAAGTTTTTTTACAGTAATCGCAGGCAAATGTCATGCTAGTATTTTAGCATCTTTGATGTATTGTGTCAAATGAGTATTGATCATCAAATGATGTCCGGGCAAGGGGTGAGCCATGTCTGGTGGCACATATTGATTGTTTTTGGGGTAAATTATCTTGGCAACTTCATGCATGTGTTGCCATGCAATTGATCTCCAAGCAAACCCGTCTTTGATACCCAAATTGTTTTTAAAATGTTCAAAACGAGAATCTTCAAGAAATTCCTGATAAATGTTGTCTGCTTGTTGATACATCAGCACACGATGTCCCCGAGCAGTCAAACTGGCCTGCAAACTCAGCATGCGGTACATTAGATCTTCCAATCGATCAGCAATACTAAAAAGTTCGCTTTTGAGTTTGAGTTCTATCCATTGAGCAGTGTCTGAATCAGACCAGTGTGGCACCCATTGCGATCTAAATTGTTGATTTTGAGGATTGGTCCAGGTGCCTTCAAATTCACGATTGGGATCTTGGTCCAAGATAGGTATTTCAAGCCTGCTGAGAAATGTCATGCCCAGTAGATAAAATGTAGGCACTGTGGCTTGGTAACTGTGTTTGAGAGTGCTACGTATGATACGAGAGTTTGCACTGCCGCCAATGGCCAGGGTGGAACAATCGGCAATGTCAAGTTGTTGTGCTAGATCCTCATGGCCGCCGCCATTGGCGTACACTTCCATGTAGCTGCATCCGTTGACCACTAACTGTT